ACTACTTATTTAAACGCCAACGACTCTATCGCATACCGAGCAGTTCCTCTAGGCGGCAGTAACTTTCGCATGATTGCTATGATTGCGCTAACTGTAGCCGCACCTTATGCAGTAGCTGCTATGGCAGGTTATGGAGCAACTGCTGCGGGGGTTGCCGCTGCTGCCGCGGCTACAGGAATGGGTACCCTGGCATTTACAGCTTCTGTAGTAGCAGTTACTTTAGTAGGTACTGCACTAATTAATGCTATTGCACCTATTAGACCCCCAGCCGCACCAACTGATCCAGGTTCGTCTGAAGCTCAACTAATGGTTACTGGGGGCGCTAACCGAGGTAACCCATACGGCTCTATTCCAGTTGTATTGGGCCGAGTAAAATTAACCCCACCGCTAGGTGCTATTAACTTTATTAGTTACCAAAACGAACGAGATACCTACTTGACTATGCTATTAGCTTGGGGTTACGGGCCTCTTGATGTAGACTATCAAACTTTAAAAATTGGTGATGTATCTATCAACGACTTTGTGTTATCTAAGTTCGCAGACGGTACAAACAAATTAATTACCTTAGATAGAAAAACTCAAGTACTTTCTAGTACTGAAGCATTGTTTGATAGTATCTACGGCAATGATACCTACCAAGCCGTAAAAAATATTGTTTTAGTTTGTGACGGTAATCCAGAAGGTGTTTCTACTACTACTTATGTAAATGGGCAGTATATTCCACCAGGCAGTGAAGGTGAGGGTGGCTACTATCTTCAAGAACCTGTAACTACTACTGTATATCCTGATCCAGGGATTTGGTACCCAGCTGCGGGATCAGGTGCTTGTAGCCAAGTTCAAGTTGCCTTACACTTTCCTCAGGGATTACGTAAAGTCAAAACTAAAGGCGACGGTGCCGGCGAAAGCTATGTAACTTCGGTAAAATTAGGCTTAGAAATTAAGATTGGTTCTGGCAACTGGCAGACATGGAAAACCCTAACACTAGGTACTAGTGTTAAAAAAGACGCATTTACAGTTACTGAAACATATGACGTACCCAACCAAACAGCCCAAGTACGTGTACGTAGAGAAACCGGTGATAATGTAGAGGACAATCCGGATTGGAGATACTATCACGAAGTAGTATTTTTGTCAGCTACTTTTGTTAGCAACGAAAAGCCCGCTAAAGACCCTAAAAACTGCAAGATTGCTAAAACTGCCCTACAAATAAAAGCCAATGAGCAACTATCAAATCAAATCGAAGGTATCAATGCCGTAGTTCAAACTTGGTGTTTATCTTGGACAGGAACCGCGTGGATAGACGCCAAAACTAATAATCCCGCTGATTTATTCCGTTATGTTTTACAGCATCCAGCAAACCCGCAGCGTGTATTAGATAGCGAAGTTGCAACTAAAATAGATCTAATAGGGCTACAATATTGGCACGGCTATTGTGCCACAAAAGGCTTCGAGTTTAATTCAGTAATGGCATCTCAGCGCAGTGTACTAGATACCTTACGAGATATTTGTGCCGCAGGTAGAGCAAGCCCTGCATTAATTGATGGTAAGTGGACAGTTGTAATTGACGAACCTAAGCCTCAAGTAATACAGCACTTTACGCCGCACAATAGTTGGGGATTTGAAGCAACTAAGTTTTTGCCTAAACTACCTGATGGTTTACGTGTAACTTACTATGATGAGGCTCAGGACTATCAAGAAGCAGAGATTATTGTTTATGCTAATAATAAGTCTCAAGATAACGCTGAGCTATTTGAAGCCATATCCTTGCCGGGTGTAACTAAATCTAGTTCAGTAATTGATCACGCTAGGTGGCACATGGCCCAAGCTCAGTTGCGTAAAGAACGTTATATTATTAATAGTGATATTGAATATATTGTATGTAACAGAGGGGATAGAGTAAAAGTTGCGCACGACGTCCCTATGTGGGGTTTAGCTAGTGGGCGAGTTAAAAATCAAATTAATAATAGTATATTTGAACTAACAGAATATGTGCCAGTAACTCAAGATAAAGAATATACTATTAGATTCCGTAATAGTAATGGTTCAAGTACCGAACGCGTAGTTAAAAAATCTTTCCAAATCTTAGAAGCTAAAAGAATTAATGGAATTGTTACAGTTACCTTAACTTCTTCACATCCTATAAGTATAGAGGACTCGGTAAGTATTACTTCGGATATTTTAGGAATTAACTCTAGTAGTGCGTTAATAGTTGAAACCACTTCTAACACCATTAGCTACGCTATACCGGGTGCTGATATAGCAAGCACTCAAGCTACTGGAACAGTGGGTTTAAATTCAGGACTGTATACAAAAATTCAAACTACTCAGGGCGTATTTACTGACCAAGCAGCTTTTGACGATTTATTTTTATACGGCGAATACCAACAAGAAGCCCAAGACTTGATTATTTTAAGTATTGAGCCTACTACTAATAAATCTGCAAGAATCACACTAGTTGATTATGGTGTTACAGATACTTATAATATTTTTGATGACTACCTTACTTTGACAGCTGAAACCGTATTTGAAACACAAATTAGTTTACCTGCAAAAGAGCTAGTAAACTCGTTTACACCATCCCAGAAACCAAGTATTAGCTTAGTTAGAAGCGATGATAGTACTGCAGAGGAAATATCGCCAGGTACTTACGCCTATGTATTAAAAATATCTTATACTAATGCCATAGATCTACCTACAGGAACACAAGGCGTAGAGTGTCAATATGATTATTCTAATAGCGTTGATAGTAGTAACTATAGATCAGTTGTAGTAGACTTTAAATCAAACAGTATAAGTATTCGTGGTATCTTAGCTAGTGAGGTATATAAGTTACGCCTACGCTATGTTTCCAAAGACGGCAGAACTGGTACATGGACTGATTGGTTAACTCATACCGTTAGTGGTAAACTTTTTAACTATACTAGTGTAGTTAGTTTATCTGCTAAAAGAGTACGTAGCTACTTAGAGGTAATACCCGCACTTACGGTAGTACCAAGCGACTTTAAACATTTTGAAGTTCGTGTATTTAAAGATAGCGGCACAGGAGATTTCTGGATTAATACCAGCACTAGTATTATAAAAATAACAACAACTAGCACAGCTAGATTTGACTTAAAACAATTTGCAACTCCTAGACTAAGTGTTGAAGGCACTAAGTACAGAATAGCTTGCAGAACAGTAGATAGTGTCGGTAATTACAACGATACCAGCCTACTAAGCGATTATACTATATTTAGTATAGCGCCTTAAAAGGAAATAATTATGACAGCTTCTTTATCGGCAGGAATTGACTCGTTAATATTAAAAGTGCCTACTCCTCTAGATATAGATGGAGTTACTCCAAGAGATGACTTAATAGGCATTAAGGTATGGTATTCAGAAAGTGCATACTTCGACCCTAAACTACAGCAAGGTACGCTTGCATACGAAGGTATTGGTTTAGTAGTAACTATCGATAACTTAGTAGCAAATACTACCTACTATGTTCGATATGCTTTAATATCAGAAATTGAGCCTGGTAATTATGAAGTCAGTGACCCTTTAGTTGGGGTTCCTACGTATAGCGATATAACTATTGATACAACTCCTGCCCCTACGCCCACAGGAGTTGTAGTTAATGCAAGTATCAGCAGTATTGTTATTACACACGATACTCCAACGTATACTCAAGGCAGAGCACACGCAAAAACTCTAGTATATATTCTAGAAGAACTACCCGAGAGTGTACCCGCTACATTAGTATTTGCTAATGCTACTAAAGTAGCCGAGTTTACCGGAACAGTGTACTCTTACGTAACTAATCCAGCAACAAAACTACACGTTTGGTTAAAGTGGCAGACCAACGACGGGTACGCTAGCGTAACGCCTAGTGGTGGCACTGGAGGTGATATTGTTACCACAGGCCAAGATGTTACAAAACTATTAACTGCATTAAATGGCGAGTTAACTGAAACTCAGCTATATTCTACACTTACTACACGTATCAATTTAATTGATGACCCTGTAACAGGTTTAGTTAAGAAAACCACCGACCTAATTACCACTTATGGTAGTACTAGTAGTGCCGCTACTAGTGCCAGTAACGCGGTAGTAGCAGAGGCTGCTGCAGTAGCTGCTAAAGTAGCGGCTTTGGCTGCACAAACTAACGCGGAAACGGCTGCTACTACTGCTACTACAAAAGCCACTAATGCCGCTAATAGTGCTACATCAGCTGCAACTTCAGCTACTACAGCTACTACAGCGGCCACAGTTGCAGGTACTAGTGCAGGTGCCGCCCAAACTAGTGCTACAACGGCTACTACAAAAGCTGGAGAAGCCTCAACTAGTGCAACAAATGCGGCTAGTTCAGCTACTAATGCTGCTGGTAGCGCTACATCAGCA